GCCCTTGATCCTAAACTTTTAATTCCCATTTTTTACCCTCCTGTCATCGCGACAGTAGTTTGCCCCTCAGCCCTGCCTCCCGGCGGTCCTCGGGGTCGTTAATTACGCCACCGTCCAAATTCCTTTCAGGTCGGTAATACAGGGGCCGTCGGCATGGCCAAGATCGAACTGGATCAGGTCGCCGCGACAAGCCGTTGCTTTGGTGTTGACTGCTACGCCGCCATCGGCCCCGGCAATGTTCGGACCCATAAACTTGTCTGCGTTATCCGGGTCAACCGAAACTTGCACGGTGCCAAACGGACCAGCACAAACCACCGTTACGTCACGGAGAGCAACAGCAGTCGCACAAATGGTTATGACCGTATCTACCGTGCAAAAAATGTACTTGCCGTTATCTTGAGCGTCGAGAGTGAGCGTTGACGCCGCCAGAGTCTCACGGACCTTGCCGTCATAGGGATCTTTGAACTTGTCAACGTCATATTCAACCTCAGCCACGCCGGTAGAAACAAAGCGACGGACAAAGCCGATAAAGACGCCGCCAGTGGGGAGCATGGTAAAGGTGTTGTCGTCAGTAGCATAGACCGGCTGTCCGACATCGGTAATTACCACCCCGGCAACCGTCAGGACGACTGAGCCTTTCTTGTCAAACCGAGCATTGATTGCAGTGGCGGCTCCAAGAGAGTTGTCAAAGATGTTGATCGAGAACCCGCAAAAGAGATCAGCGGAGGTAAGCGGTCGGCAATGGCCGGTAGCCTTCACCACGCCACCAGCCGCGCCTTCGTAAATGATATCAGCCGCAACCATCGGGATTTCGTTGATATCGCCTAAAACCTTATCGCGCGGCGTATTCACTGCGAGAGTAGTCATGTTGTCACCTATAATTTGAATTACGAAATTGTAATTACGGTTTCGTAATTACTTGGTTTGTCCAAAAATCCTGACCCGGCCTTCCTTCTCGGCTTTACGGAATGCCAGGTACGCGCCGAAACTGCGGAACTCGTCACGGACATCTTCCGACTTGTCCCAGGCGGCCTGTGCCATCTCTTCGATGGTCCCGGTCTCTTTCTTGCCGGTAGCCGTCAAATTCTCGCCATCGACAGGCGGGATTATCGGTGCGGCGTTCTGCTGGATATTGGTCAGTGTGGTCGCCCGGAGAGTCTTTTCTGCGGCAACGATGGCAAGAGCGGCATCGGCTGCGGTGGATTTGCCGTCAAGGGCCATGTTCTCGATCAGCGCTTCGTGACCTGGTACAGATTGCTCGCGAACCCCTTTGATTCTCAGCTGCTCGGCGGTAGCGCCTTCAGTTTTGGCTTGCGCCAGTTTTTCTGCCATTCCGGCGAGGGCTTCGTCAATAATAGCCTTCACCAAGTCCGGGTGATCTTTTTTCAGTGTCTGCAGGTCCATTATTGGCCTCATCGGTGTAATTTTGGGCTTATCTGCCCGGTCTGTTTCCTGAAGCTCAGAAAACACGGAAATTCTTGTGTTGGCATCGGCCCCCAAGGGCACGAAAGAGGTTTCAATCACCTCTGACTCCATCCATACTTCAGCCGGCCCAGTTAATTCCTGGCCGTTGACCACCATGGAAGCGCCTTCTTTCAGCTCCATAACCATTTTCGGCCTGACTCCTATTGAAGCTTGCCAGGGGAAACCTTCAGCGGCAAGGCCCTTGATCTCCTTGGCTGAATCGGTTGCGTCGGAAAAGATCCCACTTACCCAAAAACTCGAATCTTTCGAGGTACTGGTCGAATAGCCGACAATCTTATCAGGGTCATGATTCTTGAATATCGGCATCTGTTGTTTGGCCTGTATCCCGGATACACTCACCGCCAGTTTACCCCACCACCTTTCAACCACGGCCCCGGTATATGCCTCGATCTCAAAGCCTGACAGTTCGGTTTTGTCCGGCATTTTCTTGAAGTTGACCACCGACTCAAAAGAGAGTTTTGAGCACTTGGCTTTACTGATATCGATTTTATTGCTCATCCGGCTTGTCCTCTTCTTTTTTTTGCCCTTCCAGTTCAGCAGCCGCCAAGGTAACAGAAGTTGTGGTCATCATGTTGTCGGCCCGCCGTTGTTCGATTTCTTTTTTGCGCTGCCGGTAAATCGTATCTCGGTCGCGTCCAGTTAGAGCAGTTGCCTCGATAGCCTCGTTACTCAGTCCCGCTTCGATCCGCATTACCGCCGCTGTGATTGCCTCAGATTCCTTAATGTGCCCAGGAGCATCGCCTACCCATTCACAGCCAAGCCATGCTTGTTTGATGAGGGGATCTCCGTTTAAAAAACCAGGGGCATAGATCCGCCCGGACGCTACGCCTTCGGTCAGCCATAACTCATAGATTGGATCACAATATTTCTCGCCGACTTTATCCCGCCACCCCTTGAAAACTCGCCACGCCTCAAGAAAAGCCGCCTGTGCCGCCGTGAATGAGGTGTTGAACAGTTTCAGCATGATTTCCACAGGGATTCCGAGCCGTGCGCCAATCTGCTTTGCTACTGCATCGTGGAAACCTTCGAAAGCAACGTTCGGTATCTTCGGCTCGGCAAAAGAAACCTCTTCACCTTCCGCCAGATCAAGGATATTGCCGTTGCCGAGTTTAAAATCCTTGTCGCTGTTTGATCCGCCAGTTTCCGCCTGGGTGTCGAGCAGATCGAGCCCGCCGCCTTCCGCCGATTTCACGAATACCGTGAAGAGAGAAGAAACCACCGCCCGCATGATTTCGTTCTCGGTCATCCGGGAAAGCTGCTTGATTTCCTCGATAACAGGTGCAAGAAATGGGATGCCGCGATGTTGGCCTACTCTTACCTTATGGTAGAGTAGCCATGCTATCTTCTGGCCGGCCCGGTTGTATGCTTTAACCGTTGTCCATTCGCGGGTCTTCATGTACCGGGCGCCTGGATGAGTGGTCAGCACATCGTAGCTTTCAACCGCGCCGTTGCCGTCCCGCTTCACCCCGCCAGAATGGGTGTCTGAATCGGTTACGTTGTCTTTGTTGCAGATCCGGTCCGCTTCGGTGAGTTGGATTTTGAGTCCGTAGGCGTCGCCTGGATATTTTTTGTAAGGGGTAGAGATAAGTACGTCGCCATTCTCAAGGGCTGATCTAAAAGAAAGCTCCTGAAGGCCGTAAAAAGACAGTTGCCGTTCCAGGTCGCAGGTCTTGACGAACAACCGGAATTCAGCCTCGGTTTTCGCTTCCCAGGCGCTCGCAGTCTCTTCATCAAGTCCGAGAATATCCCGGTTGATAGTGCATTGCAGGGTGAGGCCAGTACCGATGACAGATGTAACGTTGGTATCGATTGCCGCCCCGCCTATGGAATTGTTGCGGTAAAGGTCACGGGATGCTTCGCGGAGTTCGGGAAGATCGGGGAGAGTGTCAGAGTCAGCATCACCGCCTGATTTGAGCCAGCCGGAAAGAGCGCGGCGTGATTTACTGGCTCCATGGTAGGAGTTCGCCATCAGGAAGGCGGCGCGGGTCCGGTACACCTTGGCGGCGTATTCCGGCATAACCAGCGCCAGGCCCTTCTCCCACATTGACGGCTTCGGGGCGCGCATCAGCAGTCCACCGGAGTTATGCCACGAACCCTGATCCCGCGCCGCCCGGTTGCCGCTTTTGTAGCAAGGGGCATCAGGTACTTTTCACGGGCGTAGAGGGTAGCAAGGTCGGCTTTGGTGTACTTGCGGCCAGACACTTCCATTGACTGAGCGCCTGACTCAATCGCCTGAATAGCCGCTTGGACGCTTTCGAGCTGTTCGAGGTAGGTTTTGATTGCCATTGGCACCCTGAAAATACAAAAAGCCCCTTAACGCAGTTGTGATAGCGTCAGGGGCTTCAATTACCCGTTTAGGGTTTCAGCTTCCCTTAATTGCTCCAGTATTACATAAAAAAAAATGAATTGCAAGAATGTAATTAAAAAAATCACACCCCTCCGCTCCTAACACCTCTTTTTTTCTGCAGCCGCACAATCTCATTACGACTCACCCCCATGTCACCAAGCCCACCCATGTGCATGTTCACCTGAAAATTGATTTGTCCGGTGTACCTCTCCGCCTTGGCCGCCGCCATTCTGAGCGCAACACCAGAAATAATTTCAACCTGATCGTCATCGAAATTGGCAAGGAGTTTTGCAAGGGTCTGGTTCATCCAGTCACCCCCGTACTTCGGACCCGCCGCCCCGGTCGCAGGGTCGTAGATTGTTTAGGCAGATCGAGCCGGGTATGTTCCGCCGTCTGCCGGTAGTGTTGCGCGATATTTGCCAAGTTCGGATTCAGCCGGGCAAAGGCGGCCAGGTTGCCGGTCCGACAGTCAAGCGGTTCGTTCGGCCCGAGCTTGATCCATTTATGCCCGACAACCACACCGCTCTTCCGGTCAACCCGCTTCTCTTCGTTGGTCAGCATCTTGAAATACTCCGCCGTGTAGTGTTTTGGGAAATGACAGTAGCCGGGTCCGGGACTGGGGATCTTGTTGAGCCGATTGAACACGGTTTCTTTGGCTTCGTCGGTGTTGATTGGAAATTGCAGGGTCTTCTTGCCCTTCTCCCCCTGCCATGATCCTTTACCAAGCAGCGGCCCGGAGTATTGCGCCTTGCCTTTGGTGGCGTAGATGTTCCGCCTCTTTCGTGGCCGGGTAAAGTCAAACACCCTGGAAGGGAGATACCCTGAATCGATCATGCCGCCGGCAACTCCGAGCACCGTTCCGTCCTGTCTTACGAATTTCCGGAGAAACTGGTCGTCAAGGTGGCTCCATATGTCATCACGTTCAGGATCGCCGGGAATTACCACGTAATCGAGGGACCACGATTCAGCACCGAGACCCCAACCAAGGATTTCAAGCTCGATCCTGGAATTCTTGCCGCCCTGCACATCCGCGCCAATAGTTACCATCAGCACCTCGTCAGGGATCATGTCGGGCGTGTAGTCGTCCAGGCGGTCGCCGGAGAATTGACCGTGCTCTACTTTGTCGCCCTTCTCTTCCCATGTTTCAGCTAAATCTTGATTTACGAATGTCTTTAGCTCTGTTAAATCACCTGATTGTGCTTTAATATTTACCTGTATCCACTCCCGTGCATAAAATGACCACGATCTATTTCTGCTATACCCTCCCCAGATATGGGCGCCGAGATGTCGTGGTGCCATAATCCTCTTGTTTTCTTCGTTAAAAAACATATCTTTGTCTTCATCATACCAGTTTCCATCGTCTGTTTGCCACCTCCCCCCGTCGTCCATCTTCTTATAGTCTTTATAATAAATAACGCATCCGTTATATTTACAAATATATGGAGTGTTTTCTTGGCTTTCCTTCACTTTTAATTGCGAAAATTCAAGTTTTTGCATTACCCCACAGTGAGGACACGGCAGAAAACGATAAAAAACCATATCTGCTGTAGATATCGATTTTTCAATAAGGCAGATACCCTTGGTTTGAGGCGTACTACCTCGGATACTTTTTGGAAAAGTTGCTTGATCAAGGCGCCCGTCACCAAGTTTTGTTGGTGAGCCCTCCCCGCCTATATCTAAATCAAACGCGGCAAGTTCATCATAAATACCAACATCTTTCGTCATCGCCCGATAATTTTTAGGAGATTTACCGCCTTTGATGTCTAAAGCTACGCCATTTTTAAAAAGTTTTACGTCCATCGTGTTGTCAGATGAACGTTTTTCAGAGCCTCCGGCAATTAGCTCGTTTACAGCCGGTACGGCAGCCATCGAGGGGTTAATTTGTGTTTTTACAAAGGCTACTGCGTCCCCGTCTGATGGTTGCCATATTGCGATATTACGAAACTTCCTAACGATATAGTAAAAAGCTGCAATAATTAAACACTTTGTATACCCTATGCGCTTTGGCTTCATGAATGAGAATATTTCTATATCATCGCTCGTCATCCAGTTGAGCAAAGCTCTCTGATATGCATAACACTTCCACTCACCAACTTGCCCAGTTGCCGCCCTGGTCATCCTGAAGTTCTTTTCTGACCATTTATCGCACAACAGGGGAGGTAATACTTTAAACGCCGCGATTCCCGCACAAAAAGCATCTTCTACTTTTTTTATATCAAAGGGCGCCGACATCTATTTTAAGTTCTGCGATAACATTTTTTGCCCTTGCAATATGCTCTTCAGCTATTTGGATGTCGGGACCGGTTAATTCCGGATTACTCCTTTTCATTGATGGCGTAATCCCGTCAAGGATAGGGTGAATCTGTGTCGCCGCTTGCCGCAAAACGGATGTGAGTAGTTCAACTGGTGCTACCAAACTTTCAGCGATGTCATTCTCGCGCTTCTTTTCACGCCACTTCTCAAATTCCAATTTATTTTGAAACTGGTTATCGTCTTCCGCCTCGCCGTCGGTCTCATGGATCTGCCCGGAATTGATCCCCCGGAGATAGCGGATGTAGGACAGGCGGCAAGCGTCGAGGTCATAGCCGCCCCGGCCCTCAGAAGCGGGCATCTTGCCGGACTTCAGGAGCTTGCGCACCCACTGCTCAGTTATATCAAGGTGTTGCGCGATTTCTCGTTGTGTTGCCATGGATTATAGCGAAACCGGTGAATTACAATTTCGTAAGTAGCGGGAGGTCGAGCCGCGAATCGACC